CCCCCCTGATCTTATTTCCTTCCAATTACCCGAAAACCCCGCAAAACCGGCTAATGACTACGAAAGTCAACAAAACGGACATATAAACCAACCAGAACTAACCGAGCCTAAAGCAAACAAATTGGGGGCTGGCATTCTGGGGAGTCCAACACCGCGGATATTTAGCAGCCCAGTTAAAGGCGCAACGAGTAGAGCACCTGAAGTCATTGAGTTTGCAGAAACTATTGGAATTAAATTGATGCCGTGGCAGATCAATGCTCTTGGGGATATGTTGTTAGTGAAGGATGGCAACTGGGTAGGCAAAACAATCGGGTTGTGCGTAAGTCGGCAAAACGGCAAAACCGAGTTGGCAAAACTCCGAATCCTCGCAGGCATCTATCTCTTTGGTGAGAAGCACATTGCAATGATGAGTTCTAACCGCAATATGGCCGTGACCACATTTAGGCAGATCCATTACCTGATTCAGGAAACACCAGAGTTATTTGTAAAGTGGGAGAAAACTTACGCGACCAACGGCAACGAGCGCATCCGATTTAAGAATGGCGCAGAGATCATTGTGGTCGCAGCTACAAATGAAGGTGCTCGTGGACTCTCGGTTGATTTCTTTTTTATTGATGAGCTGCGAGATATTAAACCTGAAGCGTGGGATGCCGCGTTGTACACGACCCAAGCCAAACCAGCCTCACAGATCCTTGCAGTGAGTAACGCAGGCGATAAAGGCAGCACGGTACTTAATCAATTGCGAGAAAAAGGCATCGAGGACAAAACCCCATCATTGCGCTGGTTGGAATGGAGTGCTCACCCATCGCTTAAGATCACCGATCGCAAAGCGTGGGCGCAGGCCAACCCTGCACTTGGCCACACAATTACTGCTGAGATACTTGAGCACCGAATTAGAACCGGTGATCCAAATCAAGTGCGCACTGAGATGCTTACCCAATGGGTGGACAATTTGGCGAGCCCTTGGCCAATCGGTGCGTGGGAATCGTGCAAGGTTGAAAATATGGTGTTTGAGCCTGGTGCCTCTACATTTTTTGCAATGGATATATCCCCAAGCCGTCGGCACGCTGCATTGGTGGCAGGTCAGATGGTTGGCGATAAGGTCAAACTGAAATGCTTACAAACTTGGAAGGCTGAAGCCTCAATTGATGATTTAAGAATGGCCAGTGAGATCAATGAGCACATTAAGCGATTTAGGCCAAAGATGTTGTTATTTGATCGCTACACCACAGCAGGGGTTGCAGCTAGGTTGGCTCACACTGGTGTGCCCGTAATGGAGATTTCAGGGCAACTCTTTGCCAGTGCGTGTGATGAAATGTTGGCAGCAATGAGCCACAATCGGATTGAACACGGGGATGAGTACGAACTAAGCGAATCGGTTAATTCTTGCGCAATGCGCACTACAGATTCCGGATGGCGAATAGTGCGCCGAAAATCAGCCGGTGAAGTTGCAGCTGCTATTGCCAGCGCAATGGTTATCTGGTACGCAAACAAACCGCAGGCAGTTGCCGCCATTTATGTCAATTAGACACGCCGAGAGCATTAAAGGTTATTTTGTCCCGATTTGTCGTATGCTAGTGCTATGGGGTTAATGTCTGCACTGCGCTTGGTTGAAAGTGCAATCCCCGAAAGCAAACCAACTATTCAAGCACAATACGCCCCACCAGTAATGGAAGGCTATAGTCCTTATTCTTATTTGAATCCTGCCGTGTTTGTTTCACGCACTGAAGCACTGGCCGTTCCCAGTGTTTCGCGCTGCCATTCACTTATTACTGGTGTTGTTGGCAGTTTGCCTTTATGTCTATTCAAAAAAAGCACAGGTCAAGAATTAGAATCACCAATTTGGTTGCAACAACCAGATTACCGGCAACCGCGTGCAGTTACGATTGCAGCAACGGTTTCTGATTTATTTATGCACGGTGTTGCGTTTTGGGAAGTCACTCAGGTTTTTGCCGACAGTGGCAGGCCGTCAGGTTTTGCTTGGGTTTCATTTGATCGCGTAATACAAACACTTAATGCAACAAATACTTTGGTTATTGGTTACACAGTTGATGGTCAAGGAGGATTGCGACCACAAAACGGCTTGGGAAGTATCGTTACATTTCAAGCACTTGACTCTTTGGGGATATTGGGCCGAGGTGGTCGCACTATCAAAGCCGCATTAGATTTAGAAAAAGCATCTGCCGTAGCTGCGAGCACTCCGATGCCACAGGGAGTGCTGGTCAATTCTGGCGCGGATTTGCCCGAGGAACAAATTACTGGACTATTGGGCGCGTGGAAGTTGGCAAGACAACAGAGAAGCACCGCTTACTTATCAAGCACACTCCGATTTGAGCCAACTAACTTTTCTCCTTCTGAAATGATGTACGACTCAGCAAAACAAACACTTGCAACGGAAATAAGTAGATTGTGCAATGTACCTGCTTGGTACTTGTCTGCTGATCTAAATAACTCAATGACTTACTCAAATGTTCTTGATGAGCGCAGACAAATGGTTGATTACACCTTGCGCCCATTTATTACTGCTATTGAGGAACGCTTGTCAATGGATGATCTCACAGCGCGTGGCAATGAAGTGCGCTTTGAAATTGATGAAACCTTCTTGCGATCTGATGCACTTACACGCTTAGCAGTAATTGAAAAAATGTTGGAACTTAATTTGATCACACTAGATCAAGCAAAAGAAATGGAACATCTCACACCGAATGGAGCAGGCAGTGGAACAACCCTTACACCTGACATTTAACACAACAGTTGAATCAAGCGATGCACAGCGCAGAATCATTGCGGGCAAAATTGTGCCATTTGGAGAAATCGGCAACACAAGTGCCGGTCAAGTTGTATTTGAAAAAGGATCAATCAGTTACAACACTGGTGGAAAAATCAAACTTTTATTAGAGCACAACGCAAAAGATCCAATTGGAATGATGCAAAATGCAAGTGAGGATGCCTCAGGCATTTACGCATCCTTTAAAGTTGCACCAACAACCAAAGGCAATGATGCACTTATTGAAGCAACAGAGTTGCGCGATGGTTTAAGTGTTGGAGTAATTGTTGATGCAGCAGAACCACGCAACGGCATCCTTTATGTTACAAAGGCAAGCCTGAAAGAAGTAAGTTTGGTACAGGCAGCGGCCTTTTCTAGTGCAGCAGTTCAATCAGTTGCAGCTAGTGAAGTCGAACCTGAACCAGTAGAGGAAACACAAACCCAACCAACCGAAAGTGAGGCCAGCGTGGAAAACGCTACCCCAGCACCCGAGGTAGAAGCCGCCCAAACGGTGGAAGCCTCACAACCAAAATACACACCAATTGCACACACTTCACCCCGTAGCCCAATTTTAACGGGTGGAAATTATCTTGAGCACTCAATCCGCGCAAAACTTGGCAACGAGGATTCCCGTCAATGGGTTTTAGCAGCTGATGATTCTTTCACAACAAACCCAGCATTTTCACCAGTAAGTTATGTTCGCGATGTTGCGCAAAATACCAACGCTGATCGCCCAGTTATTGAAGCGTGCGGTGGAACTCGCCCGCTTAATAGTTACGGGATGACGGTAAGTATTCCAAAAATTACGGCAAATAGTACAGCCGCAACCGTTGCAGAAGGTGGCGACCCAACCGCAACAACCGCAATCACTTCCGCTTATATCAACGCAACTGTCATTAAAAAAATGGGATTCCAACGCTACAGCGTTGAGTTGCTTGACCGCAGCGATCCCTCCTTTTATGAAATTATGCTCAAGAACCTCAGAGATGCGTATGCTCAAGCAACTGATGCTTATGTAATTGCACAAATTACTGCTGGCGGTACACAAGCAACTGCAACAGCCGCAGATTCAGCCGGTATTATTTCATTCGTATCAACTGAATCTCCTGCCGCTTATACCGCAACAAAGCGCACCGCAACCGCATTTGCATCTGGAACATCCATTTGGAGTCTTTTAATGGGCGCAACAGATACAACAGGGCGACCAATTTACAATGCCGGAAATCCTATGAATAATGCCGGATCTGCAATTCCGACAAGTGTTCGCGGAAATGTCCTCGGCTTAGATTATTATGTTGATCCAAATATGGTTTCAACTTCAATTGATGAGTCTGCATTTATTATTGAGCCAAACTCAATTGAAATCTTTGAGAGCCCTGCTCTTACACTTTCTACAAATGTACCAACCACAGGTGAAATTGAATTGGCACTTTACGGCTACATTGCCGCAGGTGTCACATTCGCAGGCGGACTTCGCCGTTTCAATCTAACCTGATCTAAACCCTAGACCGGCCGCCCCTTGCCCCTAGTCCGGCAGGGGGTTGGCCTCTAAACTGAAAGGAGCAACCAATGGCCGCCACTTATGTGACGATGGCTGAACTTCGCACAAATCTTGGCATTGGCACGCTCTATTCAGATTCAGTGGTTGAGGAAGTTTGCCAAAGTGCTCAAGACATAATTGATTCCTACCTTTGGTATAACCAAGCACTGGTTTATTCAACTGCTCTAGACAACAACATTGCGACAATCACAACAACACAGCCCCACGGATTTGTTACCGGCCAAAGCGTAACAATTACCAAATCAGACACCGCAACATTTAACGGCACTTACACAATAACTGGCTATACAGAATTTACTTTTACTTATTCAAGAACAGCCAGCAATCAAATAACACATTTAGTGCGACCTTATGGGCTAGTTAAAGGGCCAAATCACAGCACCGCTTATGCAAGCGTTGCAGCAGTGCGTGAAGCCTCAATGATGATTGCCGTGGATATTTGGCAAGCACGCCAAGCCCCAAGCGGACAAGGCGCAAGCATTGACGGCTTTGCACCTTCACCATTTAAGATGGGCAACACCTTGATTGCCCGCGTGCGTGGCCTTCTTGCCCCATATATGGCCCCAACAGCAATGGTTGGATAATGCCAACAGCAATAACAACCCTGCGAACAACACTTGCAACCACTTTGGCCAATGCTGGTGTTTGGAGCACTTTTGCCTTTCCACCTAGCGCACCAATTGCCAACTCAGTTGTTGTGATGCCTGATGATCCGTATTTGGTGCCAAACAACCAGACCAGATCCAGCATTCAGCCATTTGCACGGTTCAAGATTATGATTCTTGTGCCCCTTCTCGATAACCAAGGGAACCTCAATAGCATTGAAACCTTTGCCGTAGCCGTGTACACCAAACTTGCAGCAGCTGCATACACCCTTAACATTTCAGGATTTAGCGCACCTTCAACCCTAGCCCTAGCAACGGGCGATCTTTTGACAATGGATTGCTCAATCGAAGTATTAACGGATTGGAGTTAGGAATGAATTACAAAGTTTTAGCAGGCACAGTGGGTGGCAAACTAGCCGGTTCAATCATTACTGAGAAGGACTTAAGCCCAAACACTAACATTGAAGCACTCATACAGGGTGGCTCAATCAAACCGGTAAACGAAAAACCAAAGAAAGATGAGGACACAGAATAATGGCAACAACAACCTTCTTAAATAATACTTTGGTTGTGACGCTTAACTCGGTTGATATAAGCGACCAAGTTACAGCAGCAACAATCAATCAAGCATTCGATGAATTGGAAACCACCACAATGGGAAGTCTTTCACACACTTTCGTTGCTGGTTTGGAATCTAGCACCGTAACGCTGGACTTTTTGAACTCTTATGCATCAGCCGAAGTTGCAGCAACCTTGCAAGCAGCTTATGGCACGACCGTGCCTTTGACAATTAAACCAACCAGCGCAGTAATAAGTGCAACAAATCCTGAGTACCAAACCACAATCTTGGTAAACAACCTCACACCAGTAAATGGTGCAGTTGGCGATCTCAGCACACAATCCATCACTTTCACTTGCAACAGCAAAATTGTTGTGGATGTAACCGCGTAACAACTAACCTGAAGGGCTAGGCAATGGCTAAGTTAAAAATAACACGCACTACCGGTGAGGTTCAAGAATTTGAAATCACACCAACAATTGAATATGCATTTGAACAGCATTACAAAAAAGGCATTCATAAATGTTTTTCTGAGGATGCTATGCAATCGCAGGTCTATTGGTTATGTTGGGAAGCCATCCGGCGATCCGGCGAAACCGTGCCAGTGTTTGGTGAAAAGTTTTTGGAAACGCTGAAGGCAGTGGAGGTATTAGATAGCGACCCTTTAGGGGATTGAGTGGCAAAGACTCACTCACCTATTTGGTCGCTAGTCTAAGTGTTGAAACTGGGATTGCTCCCAGCGAGTTTATCGGGATGGATCCGGTAATGCTCAAGATGATATTACGAGTGCTAGAGGAAAGGACAAAGGCAATCAAGGATGGCAACCGAAAAAGAAGTGGTCGGACTTGAGCAAACTTTGAAAGTACTCAAAAAAGTACACCGTATTGTTTACGATGAAATGAACAAAGAGATTAAAGTTGTTTTAACTGAAATCAGAGATGATGCCAGAGGATTTGCGCCTAGTACGACCCCTGCTGGTTTAAGCAATTGGGCTAAGCAAGCACCCGGCACAGTTTGGGAACGCTTAATTTTTGACCCTGCTGCAATCAGGAAAGGCATAGGTTTTAAGATAGGCAAGACTAAAATTAATCAGCAAGGATTTAGCAGCTTGTTCACTATCATAAACAAAAACGCAGCCGGTATGATATACGAGGTGGCAGGTACTAGAAATCCTAACGGCAGACCACCGGCAGGAAACTACAAACGCACTCAAACTAAAAAATATAGCAAATCCTATAATGAGGATGCTGGCAGACATTTTATTGATGCCATAACCGCCCAAAGTGTCGCAGTTAGAGGCAAGCAAGGCCGGTTGGTAATCAGAGCCGGAGAGAAAAATCAAAAGCGTGCAAGGGCTGCAATCTTGGTTTCTATAACTAAGGCCACACGAATAGCCCACGAAAAGATGCCAAAGGCGGTGGCATAATGGCGGCCGAGCCAGCAATTAAATACAGCATCATAACTGCCTACTCAAACAAAGGTGTTGCAGCTGCTGAAAAAGGATTGGCAAAACTTAGCAAATCATTTAAGAAAACAAGCCTTGCCAGAAAATTAACCTTTGCAGCAATGGGTGCTAGTTTTGTAGCCCTTGCCAAGTCCTCAGCGCAGGCAGCAATTGCAGATGAAAAAAGCATCAAGGTGCTGTCATTTACTTTGGATAATTTAGGGCGATCATTTCAACAAGTGCCAATTGAAAACTTTATAGACAAGTTAAGCAGAGCAACAGGCATTGCTGACCAAGAAATTAGGCCGGCGTTTGGTCAAATAATTACCGTCACAAATGATTTAGCCAAATCTTATGAGGCGTTGGCTCTTGCAACTGATATTGCAGCAGTAACCGGCGATGATTTTACAGCAATCACAGATGCGTTAAGCAAAGGTTTTGCTGGGCAAACAATGGCATTAAAGAAACTTATACCAGGATTAGATCAAGCTGCACTAAAGGCCGGTGATATGAGTGCATTGATGGAACAATTAAACAAAACATTTGGCGGGGCGGCAAAAAACAATATAACAACTTATGCAGGCCAGTTGGCAATCTTAAAAATATCAGCAGGCAAAGCCTTGGAAAATATAGGCAAAGGTTTGATCAGTTTCTTAAAAGGATTTACTAAGACTAATTCTATTACTGATTTGGGTTTAGCACTTGAGGATTTAGGCATTAAAATAGGCGATATATTCAGAGGTTTGCCGGTTTACATTAAAACCTTCTTTGCCTCAACAGATAAAGCGTTCCAAGATAGTTGGTTTGGTCGCAATGTCTTATTGCCTTTGATCAATGCACTTGGTAAAGGCTTATCAGATGCAGCTACAGCAGCCTCGGCAGCTGGTAAAAGAATTAGAGAAATGGAAGTTGCTGGTGGTTGGGGCAGGCTATTTGATACAACAGTGATCAAAAAGTTTAATAAGGCAACAAACAAAACCACTGAGGATATGAAAAAAGCGGCAGCAACAACCAAGTTGCAAGGTATGTTTGACATTGATGCCATACAAATAGCAGCTGCACTTAAGGGCAAAATTAGCGACCTAGACCGCGCAAGCCTTTTAGCAATGCGTGCCCTTAAGACCGAGGATACTAACGACGATATAACAGCCTTAAAAAATCTAGAACAGGCCAAGATCAACGCGGATGCAGCAGACCGCGCACGCAAGATTTCAGCACTTCAAGACACCATAGCGACCAACAAATTAGCCTTGGCAGATGTTGAAAGCACCTTGGCCAAAATAACCAAACTGCCAGTGCCAATTGTCACTTATGCCGGTGGATTGTTTGCAGGTACTTCACTTGCACCAGGTGGCACAAATGCTGGAACGCAAGCACCAATTGCGCCATCAATGCCAGTGATGCCAAGCACAAACGCTGGTGGGGCCACTGCACCTGATTTAAGTGGTTACAGCGCAACAGAACTAAAACAAGGTTTATTGGGGCCAACTACCGTAAATATGACATTTAACGCTGGTGTTATATCTGAGGAAGCGAAGTTGGCAAGAATTATGCAAGCAGCCTTGCAAGAGGCCAACCGCAACGGTTGGAGCACTTCAGGTTTGGCAACCGGATGAGCCTGCCCGCAATTGCGGTAATTCTTAACTTCTCAAGTGGCCCGTCATTTGGTCAGGCAATGATTATTGGATCTGGTGTACTTGGCGTAAATGTTTTGGCCGATGCTGCAACCATTACAGCCGATGTTTCAAACACAGTGCAGGCGGTCAATATCAATCGAGGCCGTAACGCACTCAGCGATGTATTTCAGACCGGTACTTGCAGTGTTGTGATTGCAGATCAAGAAGGTGCATTTAACCCCGAAAACACGGCCAGCCCTTATTACGGCTTAATACAACCATTGCGCAAGATCACCATCACTGCCACAGATCCAGCCACTGGGATTGTTTGGGCGATGTTTGCGGGTTACACCACCGGATTCAATTACCAGCAAAGCCGAGATGTTGGGGTTGTGAGCACAACCACAATCACAGCCGTGGATGGATTCAGACTTGCCAACCTTGCCACGCTTACAACCGTTGCAGGATCCTCAGCCGGTGATTTATCTGGCACACGAATTAACCAAATACTTGATGCGATCTCTTGGCCAGCCTCGATGAGAAGCGTGGATTCGGGCGCGACTACGGTTCAGGCAAATCCGACAAGTTCAGCAACAGCACTCGCCAAATTACAACAATGCACCGATTCAGAATATGGCAGCATTTACATTGATGCTTCTGGCAATATGGTGTTTCAAGATCGAGCCTTCACCTCATCCAGCATTGCAGCTACGCCAACGGTGTTTGCCGACGATGGAACAGCAATCCCTTACTCACAGGTTAAGTTCTTGTTCAATGATGACTTGGTTTACAACTCTGGAAGCGTTACGCGAATTGGTGGCACGGCTCAAACAGCCGAAAATGCAGCATCCATTGCCCTTTACTTCAAACACTCATACAACCGTACTGATCTAATTATGCAAACCGATGCAGTGGCCTTGGATTATGTCAGGGCTTATATTGCATCTAGGCAA